GTGAAAAATTTAAATATCCATACAAGCATTTAAGTGGTGCAAGAGCTATGGCATTGCATGTTAGTGAAGGCGGTCATGCGTATGACGATTTTGGCAAGTATATTTCCGGCCTGTCAGAAGAGATGTCAAAACTACGCAAGTTCAATCAATATGTTGGACGTAGTACTGTAATGGCAGAAACACTTGAAGGATACGGCGATGTTGTTAAAGGTCGTATCAAAGAAGTAAAACAAACAATTGCAAATTTACAAAAACCTGCATACTATAAAGAAGCTGCTGAAAACTTTGTAGTACCAGTAATTGAAGATGTTCCAACTGATATTGCTGACAGTTGGGTAGATCAATTAACTATCAAACAATTTAACGAAGAATTAAAAGACGTATTTCCATACATTTATAACTTAGTAGGCGAGGCTGTAAAACCAACAGAATTAGGTCCAGAGGATTTAGTTGCAGAAGCAGTTGAAATGTGTCCAGATGCATGTTGCGGCAAACCTGTAACAGAATGCTCATGCGGTCCAGATTGTAAGCATTGTGATTGTTACGAAAAGAACAAAGCAACAAACGAAACAACAGTAAGCAGTATTGATTCTCTTATTGAAAAAGCAATTGATAAACTAATGGGCCAGTTTGCTGAAAGTAAAGATACTTGTAAGCATTGTGGTTGTGAAGTAGGCAACCCAAAAGAAGGTTGCAATTGCGAGGAAGATTGTCACGCCGAAGCAGACAACACTGATGAAACGGCATACGGAGATGCTCGATTAGCAGCTATTCAAAAAAACAGAACTGATCGTCTGAACCAAATTCAAAAAAACCGTGATGATAGAAAAGCCGAACTTCGAAAGTCTAGAGATGAACGATCAATTAAAAATCGAAATGCCACTGAGGCAGACGAAGAACAAAAAACACCAATTGGAGAGTTCATTCTATCTTACTTTGATAGAGAAAACGGAACATTTCCCAAAGGCGAAACAGCAGTACTTACTATGGTAGAAAAAGATTATGGTCCTCAATATGTAGAACCAGCTGCTCAATTTATTGAAAAAGTAGAAGCTATGGTTGCAGAGCGTAACACACAAAAAGCAGAGTATAGCAGATATCCAGAAACAGAAATAGCTAAACATCAAACAAGCGATATTAAGAGATTAGCAGGACTATAAGTCCTACTATAAGTTTTTATGTTTTTTCTTCAAAAAAAGACTTGACAAACACTAGTATATTGTGTAGTATGTAATAGTACTGCACATTAAGGCATACAAAAACATAAGACATAGGCAACATTATAGGAGGCATAACTATGGCATCATTAGCAGAAATTAGAGCAAAACTTAAAGAACAAGAAGCCGGCGCAGGCGGTCAACGCACAGGCGGTGGCGACAACGCAATTTACCCATTTTGGAATATGAAAGAAGGCGAACAAACTACTCTTCGCTTCTTACCTGATGGGGACGATTCAAACACTTTCTTCTGGAAAGAACGTTTGATGATTAAACTTCCATTTAGCGGTATTAAGGGCGACACAAGTTCACGCCCAGTACAAGTACAAGTTCCATGTATGGAAATGTACGGCGAATCATGTCCAATTTTACAGGAAGTGCGTGGCTGGTTCAAAGATCCGTCATTAGAAGACATGGGTCGTAAATATTGGAAGAAACGTTCTTATATCTTCCAAGGATTTGTAACTGATAATCCACTAGCAGAAGATACTACACCAGAGAATCCTGTTAGACGTTTTATTATTGGTCCACAAATTTTTCAGTTGATTAAGGCAGCTCTTATGGATCCAGATATGGAAGAATTACCAACAGATTATACTGCTGGTGTAGACTTCCGTCTTGCAAAAGGTTCCAAAGGTGGATATGCAGATTACGGCGCAAGTAATTGGGCACGTAGAGAACGTCCACTAAGTGACACTGAGATGAATGCAGTCAATACACATGGACTGTTTAATCTTAACGACTTCCTTCCTAAAAAGCCAGATGAAGTGGCTGTTAAAGTTCTTGCAGAAATGTTTGAAGCAAGCGTAGATGGCGAAGCCTACGATCCCGATCGTTGGAGTCAATATTTCCGTCCTGCAGGCATGCAAGCAAGAACAGGTGATCCATCAAAGCCAGCATCACCACAAGCAACAGCCGTTAGTCAAAGTGCTCCAACACCTGCTCCAGCAGTAGACGATGGTATTCCATTTAAGTCTAATGAAGAAGTTGCAGCAGAAGCAGCACCAGCGCCAGCAGCAGACGGCGGCGCACAAGACATCCTTGCAATGATTCGTTCACGCCAAGGTTAATAATAGAAAGGGCTTCGGCCCTTTCCTTTGCTTTTTAGACTAGGAGAAACAATGGTCAGTAAAACATTCGATCCAACGAAGTTCCGTAATTCGTTGACAAAATCTATTACGGGTATGAGTGCAGGTTTCAACGATCCAACTGATTGGATTAGTACAGGTAACTTTGCACTTAACTATTTGCTAAGTGGCAACTTCCAAAAAGGTATTCCTCTAGGCAAGGTGTCGGTATTTGCAGGAGAGTCTGGTGCAGGCAAGTCTTACATTGTATCAGGTAACATTGTGCGCTATGCACAAGAGCAAGGTATTTTTGTTGTCCTTATTGACAGTGAAAACGCACTTGACGAAACATGGCTACAAGCACTAAAAGTAGATACAAGTGAAGACAAACTACTAAAACTTAACATGGCAATGATTGACGATGTTGCTAAAACAGTTAGTACGTTTATGGAAGACTATAAACAAATGGCGGAAGAAGAACGTCCTAAAGTGTTGTTTGTAGTTGATTCGCTTGGTATGCTTATGTCACCAACCGAAATGGACCAGTTCCAAAAAGGTGATATGAAAGGTGACTTTGGTCGTAAGGCAAAAGCACTTAAAGCACTTGTAACAAATTGTGTAAACATGTTTGGTAGTTACAATGTAGGTATGTGTGTTACTAACCACACATATGCATCACAGGATATGTTCGACCCAGATGATAAAATCTCAGGTGGTTCAGGCTTTGTGTATGCAAGTTCTATGGTTGTTGCTATGAAGAAACTTAAACTTAAAGTAGATGCAGACGGCAACAAAACATCACAAGTGCATGGTATTAGAGCAGCGTGTAAAGTAATGAAGACACGTTACAATAAACCGTTTGAAAGCGTACAAGTTGAGATTCCGTATGAAACAGGCATGGATCCATATTCGGGTATGTTTGATTTACTTGATGCAAAAGGCTTGCTAGAAAAGCAAGGCAATCGTTACAAGTTTATTATGAGTGACGGTGAAGAGATCCTTGAATTCCGCAAGCGTTGGACAGGCGAACTACTCGATAAAGTTATGGCAGATTTGCCAGCTAAAGAAGCACAAGTTGCAGCCGAAGAAGCAGAAGCTGATCGTCTAGCAAGAGAAGCAGAACTAGCTGAATTAGATGCCGAATTGGTAAATACCGATGATAACTTAATCGAGGAAACTGCTGAAAATGGATGAAGATCAAATTGCTGACATCTGGAACTTATTTAAAAACTATCTAGATAAGAAACAGTCTGAACTTGTAGCTGAAAAGTTTGTTGACTTATTAGTCGATTATGGAGTTGACGACCTAACACTAAAGTCGTCGCTTGGTAATGATAAACTTCTAGATGCTGCTATTCAATATTACTTAGAAGATGATAGCGACGACGACTACGAAGAAGAGTGGGATGAGTAATGGGATGGTATTCAGACGTATCACGTGATATTTCTAAAATTCCAAGTGCTATACAATATTTTGAAACTGAACTTGTAGAAGCAAAACGAGAAGTTAGACTCAAAGGAAATGTTGAACGTGCTGCCGCTGAAATGCCAGGTATTGTTGAACAGCGATTTAATCAACTTCAGGAAATAGAAGCAATCCTAAACTATTTAAATATCGAGCTACGTAGATTACGTAGTTCGTTTTTTAAGAAATATCTCGAAAACTATCAACGAGCTTTGTCTAGCCGCGATGTAGAAAAATACGTCGACGGTGAGGCAGACGTTGTTGACTATGAAAAGATTATTAACGAGTTTGCGCTAATGCGTAATAAATGGCTGGGTGTACTCAAAGCACTTGATCAAAAGCAATGGCAAATTACTAATGTTGTAAAACTTAGAGTTGCTGGCATGGAGGATGCAACACTGTAATGGCACATAGCGCAGAATATTTAAAACAATTAAAAACTTTACACAGCAAGTCAGCGTTTGGAAGCGGCGCTGACATTCCTAAAGTAGTTAAAGAAATTCTCGATAGCGGAGAAGTAAATAGCTTTTTAGATTTTGGAAGCGGCAAAGGATACCTTTCGCAAGCAATTTCCAAAGCATATCCTGATATTAAGTTGTACACATACGATCCAGTAACAAGCCCAATTGACTTGCCTGAGCAAGTTGACATGACTTATAGTAGCGATGTTCTTGAACACGTTGAAATAGATATGTTAGAAAAAACACTAGACGATTTATTTAATAGAACAACAAAGTATCAATATCATTTAATTGCGTGTCATCCAGCAAAGAAAAAACTAAGTGATGGGCGCAATGCACATTTAATCATTGAAGATCCAAAATGGTGGAAAAGACAGCTAGATAGATACAACTGGACAATTACATACAAGAATATTACAGAACGTTATGTACAAAAATTTGATATAAATGTTATTAAATATATTACGGTGCTTAAAAAATGAAACTAGTACACAATTACTGGATGCCAAAATCAGACGAACATTTTGAACGTCTGATTAGTAAAAGAATAAAAAAAGGCGGACCTCCGGAATATCAAGATGATGTTAGAGACGAAGCATACAAGTATGTAACTAACTTTAATGTAGCAGTTGATGTAGGCGCAAATGTAGGATTATGGGCAAGACCTCTTTCTAAAAAGTTTAATCGTGTAATTGCATACGAACCGCTAGAACAAGTATATAGTTGTTTAGAAAGAAATGTTAATCCATCGAAAGTTGACATCAATAAATTTGCGCTTGGTAGTGCAAACAGTAAAGTAAACATGGTATACGATCATGTAAATACTGGCGGTAGCTATGTAGCAGAAGTTGGCACTGGCACTATTGATATTAAAAGAATGGACGATTTGCATCTTCCACAATTTGGATTGCTAAAAATTGATTGCGAAAGACATGAACTTGAAGTATTAAAAGGTGCAATGGATACAATATTAAAATATAAGCCTATTATTGTTTGTGAACAACAAGCTGATACAAATGAATGTGCAGGCATGTTTTTAAAATCATTTGGTGCAAAAGAAATTACTAATGTCAGAAAAGACTATATCTTCGGCTGGTAACAAGTAAATACCTACATGAATACAGTATTAGTAACTGGTGGATTTGATCCACTACACTCTGGACATATTGAATATTTTAAATCAGCAAAGCAATTAGGCGATAGACTAGTTGTTGGACTTAATAGCGATACATGGTTAGAGAATAAAAAAGGCAAAGCCTTTATGCCGTTTGAAGAACGTGCAAATATTGTTAAACATCTTGAAATGGTTGATGATGTTATATTAGTCGAAGACGATGAAACAGGCGGCACAACAAAAGCAATTGGATATCTTCTACAAACAACACCAGGAAAACTTATTGTTGCTAATGGTGGAGATAGAGTCGACGGCGAAATTCCAGAACAAAAAATTTATGGCAATAACAAAGATGTAGAATTTGTCTTTGGTATTGGTGGTGAAGACAAAAAGAATTCAAGTAGCTGGATACTTAGTAATTGGGAAAAGCCAGTTACTGAACGTGCATGGGGATCATATAAAATATTAGATCGCAACGGCGAATGGCAAGTAAAAGAATTGTCGTTTGAACAAGGCCGGGCACTTAGTGATCAGCGTCATTTTAGTCGTAGTGAACACTGGCACGTTGTTGACGGTGTAATTGTTATGATGCTGGAAGACCGCGAAGGTCGAAAATCAACTCGTACACTAATACCTGGCGATAGCATAGATATACCGACTGCATATTGGCATAAGGCTATTAATATCGGAAACAACACAGCCAAGGTAATTGAAGTATGGCTTGGAAAAGAATTAACGGAGAACGACATTGAAAGAAGAGATTGAAAATAAGTTAAGGGTTTTTGTAGGATGGGATAGTCGTGAAGACATTGCATTTCAAGTATGCAAACAAACTATTTTAGATAAAGCTACTGTGCCTGTACATGTCGAACCTTTAAAACAACGAGACCTAAGAAGATCGCAGATCTATACAAGAGATAAAGATGAACTAGCATCGACTGAATTTACTTTTACAAGATTTTTAATTCCGCACTTAATGAATTACAAAGGCTGGGCATTATTTATAGATTGTGATTTTGTATTTTTAGAAGACATTGCTAAGTTGTTTGATCAGTGTGACGACAAGTATGCTGTAATGTGTGCTCACCACGACTATACACCCAAAGAAGGTCTAAAGATGGACGGTAAGCAACAGCACAATTATCCAAGAAAAAACTGGTCTAGTTGTATGCTAATCAACTGTGGACACCCAAGTAATGCAAGATTAACTGCTGAGTTAGTAAACAAAGAATCAACCACAGGTGCATTTTTACATCGCTTTAGTTGGTTAAATGATGACGAAGTAGGAGAAATTAGTCACAAATGGAATTGGTTAGTTGGCTGGTATAAAGAACCTGAGGATGGCAAACCAAAAGCTCTTCATTATACCGAAGGCGGTCCGTGGTTCCCTCAATATCAAGATTGTGAATACGCACTTGATTGGTACAGAGGAAAAATTAAATATTTAGAAACTCAAATAGAAAATTCAAAAAAAAAATTAGAACGCAATAAAGATAAAATGAAACTTACAATGGATTTAGATTTGCCAGCAAAGACTAAAACCTATTTTCATAATTTATTAAACAGCTGGATAGACCCTGACGAGGTTGTTTATAAATCTAAAGAAAGTATAAAAAAGTTTGAGGAGAGAAACGTGGGTATTAAAGTTGCAGCAATTGCACCGGCCGAAGACGATGGATTTAATCTTCGTAAGAAAAACGCATTATACGATCCGTACTTAGAAGATTTTATTATCGGATGTAACGGAACTATTAGTGAGTTTGACAGAGAGAAAAAATCAGACAACACACTAATAATCCGAGGACTAGGTGGCGGCGGTCAAAAAGCTCTAAAACATTGTATCGAAAACAATCGTAATTATTACGCAATCGATACTGGCTACTTACAACCCGGAACAAAAAAAGAATATCATAGAATTACGTATAATAATCTACAACAACAAGGTCCAATCATTGAACGCCCGTATGATAGACTTGAAAAATTAAGATACAAAGTGCCAAAGTACAGAGAAGGCGAGCATATATTACTATGTCCTCCAAGTTTAAAAGTTATGAAATTTTATGGTGAAGACCTTGATAAATGGATTGCTCATACAACATCTGAAATTAGGAAGTATACTGATAGACGAGTTGTAGTTAGACAAAAGCCAACCCGCAGAGACAGAGTTACAAACGACACAATTTGGAAAGCTCTTGATAATGCATATTGCCTAGTTACATACAATAGTATTGCTGCAACTGAAGCCTTACTACATCGTCGTCCTGCAATTGCACTTGCACCCAATGCAGCAACAGCATTATGCAATACGAAAATATCTGATCTCGAAGGTAACTTAAATCGGTACGGCGCAGATGAAACATACGCATTCGCAGCACACCTTTCATATTGTCAATTTACTGCACAAGAAATGCGTAACGGAAAAGCGTGGCAAATCTTAAATGAAAGTCGTTAGTTATTACAATGTTGTTCCGACTGTAAACAATAACAGAGAAAAATATCTATTATTACAAAATTTTGTAAATGGAGTAAATGCAGCCGGCGACACTGGTATATTGCACAAAGGTTTTAATTTACTTGACTGCGATGTAGGTCTTATACAAGGCTGGCAACACGAAGTTGGTAAAAGTGCTCCGCATTTAAGATTGCGACAAAGCGTAATAGATAGAACACACAACAAACATGTTGTAACTGCTGACAGTAATTTATTTTTGTATCACACAAAAACAAACCAGCCACATTGTTATCTAAGATATAGTTTTAACGGAATATTTCCAAACACTGGAAATTATTGCGATACTATTGTTGATCCTAACAGATGGAATCAAATACAGCAAGACACCGGCGTTAGGATTGAAAATGCTCGTAGAGGTAAGCATATTGTATTGTGCTGCCAACGTAATAAAGGCTGGAGCATGGGCGGATACGATGTTGTAAATTGGATACACAACACTGTAAAAGAAATACGTAAATATAGCCCAAGACACATTGTAGTTAGAGCACATCCAGGCGATAAAAAAGCAAGAGTGTATTTAGATCCAAAACGTACTCCAGTACGTAACATACCAAACTTAACAATTAGTCCATTAGGCACACCATTAGAACAAGATTTACAAAATGCTTGGTGTGTTGTTAATCATAACAGTAGTAGTATTGTTGGTCCAATTATTAAAGGTTATCCTGCATTTATCACAGACCCAGAACGTAGTCAATGTGCTGAAGTAGCACATAAAGGTTTTAAGTTTATCGAGAAACCAAAAGAATTTGACAGAGAAGCATGGCTACAACGTATAAGTATGTTCCACTGGAAATTAACTGAGCTACAAGATGGCACTTGCTGGCGACATATGCGTCAGTTTGTCCAATAACTTTCGTTACGTGGTTTGATTAAATCTTTAGGCTTGTTGCTTTTGCCTATTTCTTTTCTATCACCTTTTAAATGATCAATGTAGGCACCTAGTCTACTATTGATTATTGGATGCCCTTCGCCGTTGACCATATTGCCACTTATATTATAAAACGGCACCTGACTATGTTTGTGTTGAATTTTTTTTCTAACTTCTTCAAACACATAACTGTCATGCCATTCTTCCATACCGAATATACCGTATTCGGCATGTTCGTATACGTGTTCAAATTCTTTTAAAAATTCTAAACCAACTGGATTTTTTAAATTAATACCATAAAACCCACACTCGGGCCATTTGCGTCCTCGTCCCATATATGCAAGCCACGAACGATCGGGTAAAAAACTTTTAAATGCTGCATAGTCAAACTTACTATGTACAAAAGTATCTGCGTCCATCCAAACAATCCAATCAGTATTACAATTTTGTGCTGCATCAAATACAGCATACACCTTGTTAGCAAATCGTACAGCATCCCATTTAAATTCTTTATGCCAATCTTTAGGACGTCTTGCTTTTATTTCAGGAGGACATTTGCCATTTGCTTTGGGCACATTGCCCCATTTTTCTTTAAAGGCATTTAACTTTGGAAGTTTTTGTTTTGCATCTAAAATTTGTATACGTGGATCTTTAGTTACTGGATTGCAGTCTTCAGCATACAACCGTAACTGGATATCTTTGTCAATGTTTTCGCTAAAACTGTTTACAAAACGTTGCCCATATAAACTTAAAACTGGTGCATGAAATGTAGATACTACTGTAATTGTCATTGACTTTTCCTTATAAATATGTTACTATTTAACTATGAAATTTAGATTATGGAGAGAATACGGTGCCCTTAATTCCACAGATGTTTTTCGTGCTTTTGGGCATAGTTGTGTTTCTAATGGGCATACTATTAGTAGCAGTAATAATATTGATGATTCCGATGTTCATGTTATTTGGAGTGTTTTGTTTCACGGTAGAATGGCTCGTAACAAAGATATTTGGACCCGTTGCCAGGAACTTCGCAAACCAGTTATCGTTCTCGAAGTCGGCGGCATCAAAAGAGGCACGACATGGAAAGTTGGAATCAATGGGATCAATCGTGATGCCTACTTCGGTGATACAGGAGAGGATGCTTCAAGAGCAAAAGCGTTAGGTCTTAAATTACAACCCTGGCGTAGTAACGGCGAGTATATACTATTATGTGGACAGCATGATAAAAGTTTGCAGTGGCAAGGTATGCCACGTATGAGCAACTGGTTTTTAAATACATACGACGAAATACGCAAACACACCAACCGTCCTATAATATTTAGAGCACATCCACGCTGTAGACTAGAACACATCGAGCGTGGACTTAAATACGTATATAGACAGGAACCCAAACATGTTAGCGGCACTTATGATTCTTTTGATATGGGCTTTGATAATATACATTGTACTAT